TATCAATAAATTTAACCATACCAACAATAACGTCATCATCATTGGGGTTAGCAACAATATTAGCAGAGCCAACACGATAACCTAAAGTTGTTCCTGCAACAATAATCAAATGGTATGCATTTGCTACCCTATCAGAAGAGGCAATAGTTACTGTTGCCCCGGTGATAGCGGTTAAAACACCATCTTTTAGAATCTTTCCATTTGCAAAAGTAATAGTCGTAGCACTAATACCTGTGACGTTAAATCCATCCAATGCGGTATTTCCTGTGGACATTCTATTTAATGCTTTAACAATGCCCGTATGCACGGCATCTGTTCCATCTGTAATATCTGTTAAACTACCTGTTGGTGTTCCTAAACTAGAAAAACCTTCATTGTTAGTTGCTGCCATATCATTCCACCTCTACTATGAAAGTAATTTCTAATCGTTCAGTTGTTGAAAAAGGTCCAATGCCTTCAAAAGATTCTCTAATCCACATTTGGTCAGGTGTTTCTGTCGTATCAAATACGCCTGCTTCACGAATAACTTTGCCCGCAATAAAAGAACCTGCATTATTCATAGTTAACTTAACTTCTACTGTATTTTCAACTACTGCCTTAGTTACAGTAATATTACTAGTTTGACTGAGAGGCACATCTAATGTATTTGAAGCAGGGTTGGTTGAGTTACCTCCTAACCCTAAATCGCCTTGTGCTGAACCTAATTCAGTATACATCTGAAGTGCTAGCCAATCTCTTAAGTTATCAGTAATCAATATTCTTCCTCCAATAAGATTGTTTCAGAATCTGTGACTGAATTAAAAATTGTGCTAAACCCGAACGTGGTTGAAAAACCAAAGGTAGCGCCTGCTGAGGTAGTCTTCTTGATGAGAAGCAGACGAGGCTTGACCTTAAGGTTTTCTAGGAAAGAGAAGTCCACGGTATTCTCATTAAACTTCTGCTGTCTAAGAGATGTATTAGTTTTCTTATTTGAAATGAGTAACTCAGCAAATCTATCTTCTAGTTGTTTGCTGTATTTTCCTAACTGTAGTTCCATATTACCCGTTAATAGATGTTTAATGTTAAGAACTAAATATTGGCTAAGTGGTAGATTTTCTCTATTGATTTCTAGCGAGATAATATCTCCGGGTTTAATTTGTGAAATACCTTTGTGCCCAACTTCAACAGTAATCTTTTCATTTAATTTATTATGAATAAGGAATAGGCTTGTTGCTCTCTTATCTGTATCTTCTTGGTTGACTAACTCAGGTTCAAAGACTTCCAGAGTTTTTCTTCCTTTCTTTTTAATACTTCTTAGATTTTTTCTAGTGGATTTTGTGCTAGCACCAAACACGACAATTTCGTTATATTCATCAAAGATGGTCGTAGTCTTTGAGTATTTATAAATTTGGTAGTCTCCATTATCTGATAAAATAATATCAGTATAATTGCTAGAAGAGTCATCCTCTCTAATTTTGAATTTACCTTCTTCTTGGAGAAGAACATAGTCAATCTTACTTAAGATTACATTTGATGCTTCAAGTAAACTTAGTCCTTGAATATTTGGAGCCAAGAAAGTTTTAACATCTGTCTCTTCTAAATCAAATTCAATACCATTTGACTCTAGAATAAAGTTTAGAATATCTTGTCCCTCCATACCTACTGAAACGCCTGCCCCAATAAGTAGTCTCTTTGCAGAAGTATCTACGGTCTTAGGAACTTTGATAGTGAAAGGCTCAGTAATTGAAACTACACCTAGCATTTCTTTTGTTTCTCCTAAATAAATTCTAGGAGTAATACTAGCACTAATCAATTGAACGCTAGTTTTATATGAATTTTCACCATCAGAAACAGCCATAGTAGTTTTTTTGAATGGAATATAATATGTTTTTGCCGTTAAAATAGTCGAGTCTCCTCTGTAAATAGGACTAACATCTTCAGTTCTATCATTCAAATCAATCGTTAAATACATTGATAATACTGCTTCTCTAGCACCCGGAGCATTTGTTCCATCTTCATAGTGATATAAAGCACTTGCGCCTCTAACGTTCCAAGAGTTAGGATTATCATACATTTTATTTTCTCTAGCCATCTTGGTATATTTAGAAGACAACATATTTAATTCAATTGTTTCTGGGCTGAAGTCATACATGCATGTATGGTTTGGTTGCATAATTCTGTAGTAGTCTTGTGCTAGTGGTGTATCTGTAGCAATATAATGAGTGATTGAAGATTGGGTATCATCAATTCGGTGTTGGAGAACATATGCAATAACGTTCGGTTGAAGTTCTTCTTTACTAGAAGGTGTATCTTCCTTTGCACTATCTGTTGTTGCATAATTTGTCCCTTTTTCACTAACTAGATAACAACCACTTAAAGTATTAATTAAGTTCAAAAAGTAGTTTGTGCTTTGTTCATCTGCAGTAATAATCTTATAATGATACGCTGACCTATCTGCTACAGCAGTTGCGCTTTGGGTTCCATGAATAGTGGCATTAAGGTCCAATCTAAATTTAAATCCTAAGAATGCTCCGGTGGCTTCAGTATCAGAAATCGCGTCACCACTATCTCTTTCAATAGAACTAAATTGATGATATTGCTGAGTTGTTGAAATAGACGGGATAGAAATTCTTCTAGCGGTATTTGAATCTACTGAGTTTTCATAAACTCTATCTTCATCGCTTTCGTCCGAACTAAGAATAATTTGCATATTTTCGCTAGGTGCTGAACATACGCCAACATACGCTTCAGTTGATTCTTCAATACCATAAGTGTCCAAAATAACACCCATAGCGTTATGTCTTAAAAATTGTGTCTTTTCTGTAATGACACTTGAACCATCTGTATTTAGTGTTTCGCGTAATGCTCTAATTGGATTACTAGGTTCAAATTGTCCACCGGCTCTCCAAATAGTCGCAAATCCGCTTCCGCTTCCTGCACTACCTGTGGTAATTACATTTTCATTCATAGTAATTGTTCCTGCCGCCGTATCAACCGCCGTTACCTTTAAAAATGTTTTAGTGTTGTTAAATGCGGTTGATTCTGCTCCGGCTGCGGTTGAATTATAAATTTGGTCCCCAACTTTAATGTGAGCAATATTAGCAGTAGTAGAAAGAATAGGACTACCTGAAGTTCTTGTGACAGCAATAGTATCAAAGAAGTAGAAATTTCCACCAAAATCAACAGGATAAATAATTTCAGGGTCGTGTGTAGTGGTATCATCAATACCTTGCCCATAGAAAGTTTTAAACCAAGAATTTGAATCATTACTGTAAGCATTATTCTTAATCGCTGCCTTAAGCATATGAATATCGCCATTTAATCTAAATGAATCCTTACCTGCTCTTCCTTTATGGTCTGCGGTAATTCTGTCTCTCATAATAAAAAGATTTCCAGAATTTAGATAGCCTCCTGTTATTGAATTTTTCCAAGGTTTCTGAACTAGAGTTAATGTTGTTCCGCTGACTGAAGAGACAATTCCAACAAATTTACCATTGTTATTATATACTTCATCTAATGCTTTGAATTTGTTATCGCCGCTAGCAGAAAGAGTAACGCTAGTGGAATCAGTTAAAGTTCCTGTAACGCCAGAATCAAAAACAATTTCTGAGAAATATCTCGGTTGTCCTAAATTTTCATTAGTATCAATCATATTTTCCGGGTCAATTTGATTAAAGTGCCAATCATATACACACTCTGTTAATCTCATTAAACCAAATTGGTGTAGTTGATTAATTTGTTTTGAAGCCTCTATGATACTTACACCTTCATAATCATTATCTACATTCGAAATTCTAGAGGTTGATGTTAGGCTAATTGAGTTTTCAACCGAAGACGCTTGGTCTTTTGGTTCTTTTAAAAGAAGTGCAGAGTATTTGGTAAGGTCACGATTATTATAAATTAGGCTATCTTTTCTTTTTCCGCCATAGGGTTCTCTATCCCCATTGATAAATAAAACCATCCTTGCTGCTTTGGGGTCTTTTTGTTCATATACTGCTTTAACATAGTAAGGATATCCATAATCTGCGCTTTCTGCTGTTGTGGTAACTCCTGTAAATGTAAATCCGCTTTCGTTTGCGATAGTATCAAAGAACCTAGAACCTCTAACGGGTTCAAAACCACCCCTCTCAATAGGCAAAGGAACAGCAGTATTAAAAAGAGTAGTAAAGTAAGTGCTACCAGATTTGGCTTGGGTAGTTCTAAATGCATCTGCATAATATTTAATTTTACTCCTTACCTTTCCATAATAAGTAAAATCCTGTTCAACGCCAGTATTATTTCTCATAAAAATTGGCTTTGAGATATCTCTAATATTGAAGTTTCCTTTCTCAATATTTGTTGTTCTAAATACAGGCATTCCGTAAAAGTTCGCATATGTGTGAAGTGCTGTGCTAGCAGTAGATACAATATCGTGATTTAAATATAGTAAATTGTTATCAGTATACACATCTGGAGCGATTGAATTAAGAACACCAATTGTTTTATTTGTGTGAAGGTGAGCACCATTTAGTAAATTAAGCGAATAAGTGAAATTGCTATCATTTTGGTGTTGAACTGTTGCACCTGAAGAAACCGTAACTTTTCTGTCTAACAGAATGATTCCTTTATACGAAGAAGAACTGTTATGGAAATATACTCCATGGTCTAAACAATGTCCTAAAAATGCACCATCAACATAAACAGGTTCTCCTCTAACAAAGTGATTTGTTGAAGAAAAACTTGCAGGGACATTGAAATATAAACTGTCTGTAGTTGCTTCTGTAGTATTACCAATATCTGCTAAAGTAGTCGTTTCTGTGTTTGCCCAATTGATATCACTTCTTCCCAAACTTAATGGAAGGTATGGAGCAATTTCTATTAAGGTGAAATTATCCTCTTCTTGGAAATCAAGAATAGTGAAATCCATTAACGTATTTACAGTATCAAAATCGGTAGCATCTAATTTACATTGGAACGGAGCATCAATAGAAATAGAAGATGGGTGTATGATAGAATAACCTAGGTCTTCTTCCTCTTTGCCTGTTCCTGCCAATACTGTATTTTCGGTCCCATCTGCATTAAGAGTTGAACCACCTGTAAAGATGAAACCTTTTTCAGAAGAACCTGATAGTGAACTTAGCGGAACTGAAAGATTATTGTTAACAGATAATGCTTTGTTTAAAACATAATTTTTTTCTGTAGCCTTATAGAGATACATCGTTGTTCCCCAAATTTTAGGCCAATCTACTAAATTAACAAAACTACCATTAATTTTTGCTACACCTAAAAATGCTAACGTATCGCCATTTGCTCTAAAACTAGCGTAAAGAATATCTCCCTCTGAAATTGTTGTTGCAATAGTCGCACTAGGAGAAGAATAAAAATTAGCAGAGCCGGTTCCTTTACTGTCTGCCGTCATAGTTACAGTTACAGCAGAACCACCAGAATCAACTAACGCAGTAATTTTGTCATTGAATGATTTTGTCGTGTAAATCATATCTTCACTAAATAAGAAATTCTTATTGATTATCGGTGAAAGTAACTTTCTAAGATTATTTCTACCTTCAATTGAAAGATAGGTTTGACCCTGTTCTTGGAAAGATTCTTTATCTTCAACAATTCCATCAAATCTTTCAATAAAAATTTGATATTGTCCATCAATATAGTCTAACGGTTTATTACTATATGAATCTCCATCAAATTGAAGAGTAAGCATTTGATTTGCGCTACTTACAGCACTTACGCTCATATAGATAAGAGGATGGCCTTTTCCTAAAAACTTAACATACACAGAATCTTTTCTAGCATCAATGAGGGTATAAGTAGATAAAAGAGTATTGCTTGCTCCGCTAAACACTCTTCTATAAATCTTAGAGCCATCTGCTAAAGAGGGAATAGGAGTAGTTAATTTAGATTCGGTTTCTGTTCTAGAAAAGTTCTCAAAAGTAATATTAGAAGAAGTAATTGCACTAATGAAAACAATTTCAGTCCCAACTAAAAGTTCTTCACCTACACTAAGAATTTGAGTAATGTCAGAATATTGAGTAGTTAAATTATATTGTCTTCCCGAAACAACAGAACCTAGGGTAGCCTTAAGTTCGAACCAATCATTCGTATCTCCACTATTGACGAGGTGTCTAACTCTAAATGCATCATCTTCATTAATTTTAACAGGTAAAATGCGAGCATTATCAATGAATCTTGCTTTCGCAAATCCGGCACGTTCGCCAATAGAGTCTTCTGCTTCAAGGTCCACGGTGGTTGGGATTCTATTACATTGGTCAGTTGAGAAATCATAATGCAAATAGCGTGTTGGGCCGGTTAAGTTAATTGTTCCAGAAATGTCGTTATCAACTTGCCTTCTAGCATTATAGAAAACATCGTTATAATCTGTGTGGTCCCCACCTAAAGATGTTGAAGATTCTTGAAGAACAGGGCTTCCCGCCACGTCATTATTTCTCATCGTATCAACAATTTCAATTTCTAAATTATATGGACCATAATCTCTAATTCTATTACCAAAGTCTGCTTGTGTTAAGAAAGTGGCCTTTAGATTATTTACAGTAACAGTATTACCGCTACTAAGGTTGTTATGTTGAGCAAAATATTTGGTGTTATGGTCTAACTCGTTTGTTTTATCTAGACTACCATTAACAAAATAGAACAATGGTCTAGCACAAACTAAATCGTTTCTTAAATCGTCGTGAATACCGGCTGAGAATGCTAATGCATTAGTGCTAGCAATAGTAGCAGATGTTTTAAATAGCATAAATTTAGTATCTTTAGGAATCTCACTTCCTAATCTTGGTTCAAAATCAAAG